ATCTTTTATTCTCAGCCATGTAACTAGACTTACATCTTACAGTTTATAATAAATATTGGAAAATAAGATGGATGTCTTATTTAGGTAACTGAGATACAACCTCGGTTGTAAAGATAGTTTTTGTCTTATTAAAGAACTTATTAATGGCTGTTGTGTCTTTTTGTATTAGATCAGGAATTACTTGACCGTTCAATACCATGTTAAAATTGGCTTTAACCGAACGAACACTATCTTGCACTAACTCCGTTGGTGTATTGATAGTATCGATTTTAACACGGAATTTGTAACGTTCGGGATCACCCCAGTAAGAGTCTGATGCGTAATTCACTGCTTCTACTATTTTATTAAGTTGCTCTACATAGTAAGTAGAGATAACACAACTGTAAGTTATTGTAACATAGTCGGGCATAACCACAGCATAATATTCTTTTTGTGGTTTAATACCGTTTAATACACTAAAACTATCGTAAGCGTTTCGAGCAGTATATTTTTTCTCAAACACTTCAAAGTTGTTAGGGTAATTTGCATCTAGTTTATTTCCGATGCTTCTATTTTTTTCAATAGTGTCTCTTTTAAACACCATTAAAGGCATCATAATAGCACCATTCTTATCTTTATAGTACCCATCTTTTTGAACTGATTTCCATCTTTCAGGAGAACCATAGATAATAGGTACTTCAATACGTTGACCGTTTTGAATTACAAATGGTTTAACTACGTTTTGTAGATAATAGATAACTGCCTCGTCAATATCTTTAATTCCTATTGCGAAAGGTTTTACATTATCTCCTTTCCAAGAAATTTTAGTTGCCCTATCGTTTAAAGGTGGAACAGCTCTATTAGGATTACCCTGTTGTTCATAAGTTGACTTATGTTGTTCCTCAGAGATTTCTCTCTGGGTTTTGGGTACTGGTTTTCTATATTGTTCCATTATGTTCTTTCTTTACTTAGTCCAACCTTATCAGCAGGAACGTATACGGTAGTACATATTAAAGAGACATTGTATCCAAACTGATCTAGATCTGTCTCTAGTGGGTTAGGATTATTAGGATATTGTGGGTTTTTACCTACAAAGTATTGTGCCTCGTTTACACTAGTAATCTCGTAATAAGCTTCTTGATAAAGAATTATATCACCTACTTGTGGTACAATATCTTCTGTTAAATTAGAATATCCTAAAGAACCAGTAGTTAAGTCATCTCTTAAAAATCTAAATGTAGGATTCCAATTGAAATCTACACCCATTTCATTTGTTGGGAAAGTCTGATCTGGTAACTCAATTAGAGTATATAAAAGAAAAGGACCATTATAATATTTCTCTTCTGAGGCCTCTCCGTACATGTTAAATACTGTCTCGTTTAACTGTAGCTGGTAGAAAGCACATTGTTGCGAAATAATGTTGTGCATCAACTCTCGGTTGACGTATCTAAACATTGAAATATCGCGTGCCTGTCCGTAGAGACTCATTATAAACGTTTTAGGGTATTCATATCAAACTTAGCCGCTATAACTCCTGGGATCTTTAGCTCATCTCCATCGCTTGATTTAGTAATCTGTTGTCTAAATTCCTCTAAATCTTCTTCGGGTTTGCCTGTTTTACTCAAAAACTTGATGTTAATGCGAGTATATTCTACATCTTCTTTTTGAGGATAATTAGGTGGGGTTACGTTTTTTAACGTAGTGATTTTTTTTAAAGCACGAATCTGATCTAATATATCGCTGATGTTTTGTTCTTTATTAGATTTGATTATAGCCTCTACCTCATAGGCGTTTAAAATTTCAGTTAATATGTCTTGAAATTTTATCATCCTATAAAGATTGTCATAGGTGTTTTATTAAGCTCACTTTGAGCATAATCTGATTCGTTCTTTCTTCTTTCAAGAAGAGCTTGACGAGAAGTTTCATCAAAGTATCCTCTTAATTTTTCAATTAAAGCTGCTTTATCAGTTGAAGCTGAAGATAAAAGATCAGCTTGGTTTAGTGTTACTTCTGCTCCTGGAATAGGTACCTGAGTGTATTTACCTCTAACATATCCTAACATTTCTTTACATAATGCTAAAGTGTATTCAAAAATCCAGCTTCTACCAATTGAATTGATTTGAGTGTAAACTGGGTTGTTGTAGTTTGCGTTTGAAACGTTTGATACTTGATTAGGTGATTGAGTAATAGAATCTGCTAAACGTTCATCTTTTAACAAATATTGGAACCAGAAGTGAACACCAGAATCTGCATCAGTTGGAACTGGGAATATTCTAAGCTTGTTGTTAATTAATTCAAAGCTAAAAGCTGAAAGTAAAATGTCTTGGGCTAGTTCTACTTGTTGAATAGCACCTACGTTGTAAGAAAGTGGGGTAATAAACCAGTTAGTTCCGTAACCGTAACCAGCTACACCACCTAAACCACCAAAAAATCCACCAAAAGAGCCTCCAATACCAATACCACCTGCAAAATAGTAGTCTGCTGAAGCAGGGACACCCTGATAAAATACTCGTTTAACTTCTAGATTGCTGCCTGAAATTCCGTTATCGCGAGCCCAAACATCTAAATCATAGTCTTGAATTGAGCCTGTTAAAACAATAGAGCCAGAATACCAGTTTACGTTTCCGCCTACTCCTGCTTCAGTTCCGTACTGTTCAGAGATACGGATAATGTTTGCCATTGAAGGAGTGATAATGGCTTGGTTTAGATTAGAAGAAGTTAAAGAACCTTCTAAGTTTAAGTAGTTGTCTCTTAAACGATAAGCATATAGCTCATTTCCATAAACGGTTACGGCTTCTTCAAATGCAGTGTAAAAGTTTACATCTTGCAATTCTACGTTTTCGATAGGCCAACCTAAACGTTGAGCACAGAATTTCGTTACCTTGTCAGCATCTTGCTGAAACTGGTAGTCATTGTCGTAGAAGCCAAATGGTGTTTGGCCTGGGAAGAAGCTACTTGAACCCGGATAAATTGGAATTATGGCCATGCTTTTTGTTATAAATATGTTAAGATATACAGGTAAATATTAAAGCACAGGAGCATTATCCCAAGCATCTTGGGCTAGCTGGCGATAATATGTTCCTGTACCTAACACTTCATCAGCAGATGGGTCGTTTACTTGTAGTACACAACGCCAGTTTGATGAGGCAATAACGGTTCCTTCTTTAATTATATCTGTGGTTTTACGTACTTCAATAGTACCGTTAGGTTTAACATTGAAAGCACTTACATAGATGTTTTCTTCAATCATTGTTTTGTTGTTTTATTTTTTATACTGAATATACTCCTGCAAAATAGGTAGAAAGTGCAACACCACTATAAGTTCCACTAACGTTTATATCACAGCTTGCCGCTGATGAATTATGAAAAGCAGGAATATACGTAACGCCTGAAGGAGGAATGGTAGCAAAAATAGAGGGACTTCTGTCAGCACAAGTGAATGGTAAACCACTAATTTCTAAATTTCCTGTAATTTCTGTTGTAACAGGACTTAAATACCAGTATACTAAACGACCTATTTTAGTGTAAACTCCCGTATTCAAAGAAGTAAAAGTACCACCTGTAATAGTAGCGGTAAAAGTCCCCTCCTCATAATCATCAAGTGTATTTACTGCTGCTGTATCTGTACCAAATAAGATACCGGTGCTTGATCTGATGGCTCCGATTACGTCAAGTGCAACGGCTGGGGTATTGGTACCAATACCTACATTACCTCCTTTAACTATACTAACAATAGCGCTATCTACTCCAATATCAAGTCTTGCTCCGGTAGAGCTTCCGGCAGTTGGTATAACAAAATCTAGGAGACCGTCAGCTATGGTTCCATTGTAATCTTCAAACTGTAATCGTGTAGTTCTTGCGGTTGAATTAGAGTTTCTAAGCCTAGCAACTGCTGTAACACCTGTTCCTAAATCTTTTATAATGTGAAGAGGAGCACTAGGGGTTGTAACACCAATACCTACATTACCATCAGAGGTAATACGCATACGTTCGATAGAAGTTGTTTCAAGCTTAATAGTATTTGGATCAGTAGCACTTCCTCCAGCCAATGTAATTCTACTTCTATAAGTGTTTGTTGAACCTGCGTCAACATAAGTTGTAGTAGCATCTGCTCCACTACCGACTGTTGTGTTGTAAGGGAAAGTCCTTCCTTCTAATCTTCCACTTGATGATAAACGTATGTCTCCGTCTACGTCAAGTTTAGCGTCTGGGATGTTAGTGCCAATACCTACGTTGCCTGCAAAAGTTGCGTTTTGTAATGTGTCTATTTCTAAAGCAATTGTTTCAACATTACTTGCATTTTTAGTAGCAAAAGTTAATTTATCAGTTGAACTATTTGCATAAATACTTGCTGCGAAATTTGGGGCAGCATCAGTCCAAGCTATTTTATTACCTGCACCTGTTCCTTGTGCTAAACTTAATCCAAAAGCAGGTGTTTTTCCTGCTACTCCTACATTACCTGCAAAAGTTGCGTTTCCTACTACATCAAGTTTTTGAGTGGGGGCAGTAGTACCAATACCTACGTTACCAGCACTATTAATTCTTAATATACCAGCTCCACCATTTACATATAACTGAAATTCAGCGTTGCTGGTTGCACCTGTGTTAATTTCTATACCATTAATAGAACTGTTATGGTACATGTGCATTCTTTCAGTAGCACCATCATAAATTTGATATCCATTACCTGAACTAGCATTTACTCTTACAATTCCGTTTACTTGGAGAGGTGTTGCTGGGTTATTAGTACCAATACCTACACGGGCATTACTCATATCCCAAACCATAATACTGGTTCCTGAGAGGTCAGTGATATTCGTATAGCCTCCTCCGTGGGAAATCCTAACTCCGTCGTTAAATGCTACTTTGCTACTGTTTGAAAGTACTAACGATGATACTCCAGCGCCTGTATCTGTAGTACTTACTCGTAGGGTTACTGGTGAAGAACCGCCATCGACTTCTAGTTTATTAGCTGGACTAGTGGTACCAATACCTACGTTACCATCAGAGGCGATACGCATACGCTCTAACATTGTTCCACCAGAATCCTTAGTAGACATTGTAAGTATACCTTCAACAACCGTAGCACCTGCAATTGTTTGTATTTGGGCAACATCAAATCCAGTGGAGTTAGTTTGCTTGAATATCAAACCACCGATAGGAGCACCAGCTGCTACAGTGCTTGAAATCATTATATCACCACCAGCAACATGTAACTTAGATGATGGATTTGTAATACCAATACCTACGTTACCATCAGATTGTTTTACAAATAGAGCACTAGTTCCAACTTGAAGTAAACCACCAGCAGCTGCCGTTGTAGAAGAAGGGATTCCTATTGTAAAAGGATAATATTGTATTCCAGCTCTACCTCCATCAAAAATATAGAAAGTTTCATTATTTGAGGAATCTGTGGTTTGGAATGTGAGCCCTGTGGTGCCTCCTTCTCCTTTAATTTTTAACTTAGCTGATGGGGCTGTAGTGTTTATACCTACGTTACCACCAGAGGTAATGCTCATACGGTCGAGTCCGTTTGTGTAAAAGGTAAGAGGGCTACTCGTTTCAGTACCTAACCTTGAGTCTGCACCTTGAATTGCCTGCGCAAAGAAAATATTGTCATCATTACCTGATCTTATTTTCATTGTGGTATGTACAGAATCTTTCAACTCTAACTTGACAGCAGGATTAGTAATACCAATACCTACATTACCTCCTGTATAAACAAATCCAGAATCAGCTCCAAAACTACCATTATCGTTGTATTGTACTTCAGTATTTGCACCTGCGGGGCCACCACCTGAAGAACCTGCTGTTGCTGAAGTAGCTGAGCTACCTGAGGAACCTGATGTACCTGAAGATGCTGAACTGCCTGAAGAGCCTGATGTACCTGAAGATGCTGAACTACCTGAAGAACCAGATGTAGCACTTGTACCTGAAGAACCAGCTGTTGCTGAAGTACCAGCAGATGCTGAGCTACCGCTTGTACCTGAAGTACCAGAGGTTGCTGAAGAGCCTGAAGAACCAGCAGTAGCTGAAGAACCAGAGGTTCCGCTTGTTCCTGCTGTAGCTGAAGTTCCTGAAGAACCGCTTGAAGCAGAAGTACCGTCTGTTCCTGAAGTACCAGAGGTACCAGAAGAACCAGATGAACCTCCTGTAGCTGAACTACCTGAAGTACCTGAAGTGCCTGCTGTAGCGGAACTACCTGAAGAACCGCTTGAAGCAGAAGATGCTGAAGTACCTGAAGTACCAGATGAAGCTGAGGTACCGTCTGTTCCTGAAGTACCAGATGAACCTGAGGTTCCTGAAGAACCAGATGTTGCTGAAGAACCTGAAGTACCAGCGGAAGCTGAAGTGCCTGATGAACCTGAGGTTCCAGAAGAACCATCACCACCAGAGGCACCGTCAAGGTTTATTGACCAAGAAGAATATGTTCCGCTTCCTACTGTACGAGTAGGAGCAAAGAATACAAGTTCACCTGTTCCTGAATTGTATGTATCTATTTCACATTCTTGGAAATTTGTAGCATCGAATACTATGATGATGGATTGAGCAACAGTGTACGCTAAATCCGTGCCTATAGCCATTGTACCTGCATTACCTAAGGTAAATGACGTAGCCGAGGTAGTTTTGTATCTATCGCCACTTAAACCGGCTGTTCCTGAAGTTGCTGAAGAACCTGAAGTACCTGAAGAGCCACTTGAACCTGAAGATGCTGAACTAGCTGAGGTTCCTGAAGTGCCTGAAGATGCGGACGTACCAGAAGAGGCTGATGTTCCTGAAGAACCTGATGAAGCTGAAGTACCGTCTGTTCCGGAAGTACCTGAGGTAGCTGAGCTACCTGAAGTGCCTGAAGTAGCTGAAGAACCAGAGGTTCCACTAGTACCAGAGGTAGCAGATGAACCTGAAGATGCTGATGTACCGCTTGTTGCTGAAGTACCTGATGTTGCTGAAGAACCAGACGTTGCTGAAGAACCAGCTGTTGAAGAACTACCAGAGGTACCTGTTGTACCTGAAGTACCTGAAGAACCAGAGGATGCTGAAGAAGCACTTGTACCTGAAGTTCCAGAAGAGGCAGAGGTACCAGATGTAGCTGATGTACCTGAACTACCTGCAGTTCCGCTAGTACCAGTTGAACCTGAACTACCAGAGGAAGCGCTTGTTCCTGAAGTAGCAGAAGTACCTGAAGTACCTGAAGATGCTGATGTACCAGAAGATGCTGAAGAACCAGAGGATGCTGAAGTACCAGAGGTACCAGTTGAACCTGAAGAACCTGAAGATCCACTTGAAGCAGAAGTGCCAGATGAAGCTGAAGTGCCAGATGTTCCTGAACTTGCTGATGTACCTGAAGTACCTGCTGTAGCAGAAGTACCTGAACTACCTGCAGCTCCTGTAGCACCTACTGTGTTTACAATCCATGAAGAATATGTTCCACTACCAAATGCTAATATTATATTAGCTACAGTTGCTCCAGTTACACTACTATATGATATAACTTGAACCTCCATGTAGTTGTCTACATCGTGAGCAACTAACATTTGTTGAGCTACAGTCCAACTTAAACCTGTTCCGATTGTAAAGTTTAAAGAGCCACTAACGGCTATAGTTAAAGTGCTATCAGAAGTAGAAGCAAAAGTGTCACCACTTAAACCTGAAGAACCAGATGAACCAGAGGATGAGGAAGAACCTGATGTTCCTGAAGTTCCAGAAGAAGCAGAAGAACCAGATGAGCCTGAAGTACCTGAAGAACCAGATGAACTAGAAGAACCACTAGTACCAGAGGTACCAGCACTACCTGCTGTACCAGAGGAACCACGTGGTCCTGCTGTAGCTACTTTAACTACAGAGGTTACAGGTTGAGTAACATTTACATCTACATTGTCAACTTGACTAACAACTTTAATACTATTGTTGTTAGTTTGAATGTCAACATTGTTAACATCCGAGTTGATGTTTATCTGATTGGGTGTAGCCATTATTGTAAAGTAACTTGTTTAGCAAGTTGTACTTGTCCTTCTAGTAATCTTGTTCTAATACTACCTGAAGTAATCTCTAAATCATAGTAAGCTGTTCCTGTAAAATCTAGTTCTTGAGTAGCATACCATCCTGCATACACACCTATAGCTCCTGAAACAGGAGAAGTAGCTAGATTACTTCCTGAGAAACTTAAGAAAGCACTTTGTGATTGAAAACCGTCAGCATATTGAGATCCTGATAAGGCTGGAAAGGTAAGATAAGTAACAGTACCAGCACTACCACTAAATCCTGAACGAATTTGCATAAAGCCAGTATATCCTGTTAAGTCTACAGGTAAACTATCATTGTCTGTATATTGCAGTTCAAAATTTAATGTAGCACCTTGTTCTATTGTAAAAGAATATCTTCCTGCAGCCATGTTTTTTCGTTATAAATATGGAAGAGGGGTTAGTTCTTCCTTCCACTCGAACCTGAATTACCTAAGGAAATTCCTTGTTCAACAGCATCCTCATAGTAACTAATAAGATCTTCTACGATTGGGTGTCTGTGATTTGTTTTAAGAGAAATAGCACACAGGTCCTTTATCTTTTTAGCTGCTGTATAAAGGAATCTAAAACCAGAATCGCGTTTTGATTTTAAATCTACTTGATTATCGTCTCCACAAATGATCATTTTGCTTCGTAAACCAAGTCTGGTTACAATCATTTCCATTTGCTCGTGTGTAACGTTTTGGGCTTCATCTACTATTACGATTGAATCTAAAAATGTACGACCTCGCATAAACGACAAAGGTACTATCTCTATCTGACCATTAGTTATGAGTTGTTCCACTTTAACCTTGTCATATAACGCGTACATGTTTTGATATATCGGCTGTACCCAAGGATCCATTTTCTCGCGTAAATCACCGGGTAGAAATCCTATTTCTTCTTTTGATACTGTGGGTCTAGTGATGATAACTTTTTCAGCTTCTTTCATAAATAGCTTTTCTAGGGCTATTTGACACGCTAAAAATGTTTTACCTGATCCGGCTGAACCGGCTAACAACGTAACTGTATGTTGTAATATTTTTGCTTTGGCTTCTTTTTGTTCTGAATTTAATTCGGTTTTAAACTTGATTGGAGTTTTGGGTTTGCGCTTTTCCTGGAAGATGGAATCTTCGTGATGGTGTGAAGCCATAAAATAAAAAATTGGGTTAGACAAAAATTTAGAAAGTCTTGTTTAGGGTACAAATTTGAGAAGATATAGAATTTCCTATATTTGCTGCACCCCATTGAGCTGTAATTTCTAAAGTATTTGATATAGTTGTATCAAATGTAGTATTATTTATAAAACTAAATACTGTACCTTCTAAAGCACCTCCTGCATCTTTAATATAATTAAAGTTTCCACCTGTAGCAATAGAGGCTACTCCAGCTGCTCCAACCTCATTAATAGAGAAATATATTTCTAATTCCCAATCCTTATTGGTAGTACCTGCTAGAGTAATTACTCCTGTATCTGCTAAAACTATACTATTGGCTTTAATTCTAATTTGTAAAGTATTATTATTAACTGCTGATATATCTCCTGTTAAGATAACATGGAAAGCATCTCCTTTTTTAAATCCATTAGCTGGAACTGTTAAAGTCCCAACACCACCATCTAATAATGTAAGTTCATCAGTTGTATTAGTAACTGGGGTACTAGAACCTGTTTGATTAAATAAACCGTAATTGCTAGTTAAAGAAGTAACAACTGAAGATAAGGGAACATATTTGGTTACACCATCTTGTACAACAGCAAATAATTCTGTTCCAGTTAAAGAACCAGCTGCTGGTAATTGGGATATAGGTAAATTTGGCATGGTTAGGTGATTATAATTTTAGAGCCGTCTTCTTGTAATAGAGCAAAATAATCTAAAGCTCCATTATTTATATAAGATTCTTCTTGAGCTAAATATCTTTCGAATGGTCCTTTATTTTGATAGTTTATCCAATTTTGTCTTGCAATATCTAAATCATAAATGTATTGTTGGTAAGCTGCTACTTGTTCATGTAAAGGCAACTTACTTACATGTTCAATTTTAATGAACTGTGGCCACAGTATTTCTTCAAAGATATTCATGTGTTTATAAATATAATATAGAAAAATAAAAGAGTCCCGCTTTCGCGGGACTCCCTATTTAACTCCTATGGTTAATCTATTAAAGGGTGTTTAAACCACTGATGTAGATCTTACCATAAAACTCGGGGCGCAACATCTTCTTAGCGTAGCGAGTCAACAGACCTTTTCTTGGAGTGAAGGTAGTTGGATCGTAGATAAGAGGAGTCATGATCAACGGAATGTATGGAGCGAATACAGCACCAGCCTCTAAGAACTGTGAACCACGGAAGCCCATCAAGATAACGTTTTCAGTCATGTATGGGTTCTTGTAAACAGTATAGCGGCTATTAAGCTGACCAGCTTTTTGTACACCAAATGCGTACTCCATCTTGTCGGCAGAACCGTCGCTGTTAGAAGCGAATCCTGGGATTGACTCGATGATAGTAGCTACAGTTGGAGAACATACCATGAAGTTAGCACCTCCGCGGAGAGTTAACTGGTGAATCTTGTTGCTCAACTTTTGCATCTTGGTACCAAGAGTTTGGAACCACTGACCTTGTGTGTTGAAGAAGCCTGAAGTAGCGTTACCGAAAGCTTGAGTACCAGTGTTGTAAACTTCGTTGTTTACAGTTGACCAGAACTCTGTACCAGCAGCTGCGTCTTCAATCAACATATCAAGGATTTCGAGGTCGATTTCAAGAGAGATGTACTCGCTCATGATGTTAGTAACCTCGGCTTCAGCGTCAAGAGCTTGGTAAGCGTTAAGATCTTGAGCGAACTCAGGAGTCCAAACAGCCTTCAATTTCTTGGTCTTAGCAGTGATAGCCTCTGAACGCATGTTGATGTTAACCTCTGGGATAACGATTTCAGTAGCGCTTTGAGCGTTAGGTACAGCGTAGGCGTTACCAGCTTCAAAATCACCTACGTTGTAAGGAGACATTGAAGTAGCCTTGTTGTAAAGTACTGACCATGAACCTGAACCGTCTGTTTTGAAGTTTGCGAAGTTCGCAGAAGAGGTTAAGATGAAAGAGATAGTACCGTTAGTGTAGTTGTACGAAGTAAACTGTGGGATTACTTTGCTTGCTGAACCAGTACCGAACAATGAACCTGAAGTTAAAGTGAAACCTCTAACGGCATCAGGATCGAATGAAGGGATCTGTGAAGATGAGATGGTCAATAAGTAAAGTTGCTTAGCTGCTAGAGAAGCTGAGTAATCAGAGTTCTGATTGATTTGGCTTAAGCTAGAAGCTGATACAAGAGTACCTACACCTGAAACTACAGCAGTGTTAAGTGGAGCAGATGAAGAAATAACCAATACTGAAGAAGTTTGGTTAGTAGAGTATGTAAATCTACCTTCACCGTATAAACCACCCTCAGCAGCTGGAGTAGCGAATGGGAACTCTGAACCAGTATTACCGTAAAGTGAAGCACCTTGTTGGAAAGGAGCTTTACCAGTACCGTACTGGAAATCAAGATAGAATACAAGACCAGAAGGAAGGTTCATTGGTTGAACAGAAACGAATTCCTTAGCAGCGATTTGTCCGAAGACCTTACGTACTAATGGAAGAGCGATACCTGCCCACTCAGCACCTTGACCTACTGAGAAAGCACCGTAGCCAGTACCACCACCAACAGATGATTGTTCTACTACAAGTTGCTTAGCTTGGTTTTCGAGGATAAGAGACATGTTGTTCTTGTCGGTTTCTGAGCGAAGACCTTCAAGAAGACCAGTCACTTCCCACTTTGCAGCTAAACGAGCTGCGTCAGACTGCATATTCTTCCAACCGGAAGCAGCAGACTCAAGAAGTTGTTGTACTTGTGACATGTTTAAAATTGAATTTTAATTAATTGGTTTTTTTAATACCCGCTAAGATTTGCCATCTAGCGAATTGATTGTTTACCTCAAGGATTGGTTTCTTTTCTGGGGCAAGTCCTGCTGCTTTTGAAGCCATACCTCTTACTGATTCATTAACTGGGGTTTTAGTTTCCTTAACGGTAGTTAATGTTTCGTAGATAAGTTTAGCGTCTTTTACAGAGGCAGCTTTATCAAAAGCTTCCAATACCTTTACTTTTTGTGTTTCAGTTAAATTCTTAGCTCTGAAGATTTTGTTAGAGTAAAGAAGTTTAGCATTAAGGAGCTTAGTTTCAGCAAGAGTTGAAGCTAATTCTTCAATTTCTTTCTTCATTTCGTCCATTTCTACACTTTCTTCAGTGTTGAATGGGCCTTTACCAGCACCTGATTTGCTCATACCACCAGTAGCGCCTGAGGCTGCTAATTGTAGTAGATCTTTAATAGACATTTTCTTTCCGTCTACAGTAATAAGCTTAGCAAGTAATTCTTTATCGTTGTAGATATCTTTAATTTTGTCTAATAAACTTTCGTCCATCATATCCTCTTCTTCTTTTAATAATTCATCTTTTTCTTTAGCAGTTGATTTACGAGGCTTGTCTCCTTTGTTCTTACCGTAGTAAGCTCTTTCAGATACCATTTCCTCTTCGTCT